NGATGTCGGATCAACAGGATTAACTTCTTTCTGTGTCACCGATAGTATCTTGGTCTCCGGAGGTTCATTTGTCCGTCTTTTTGCTTGTGCCATTTATTGCTCCTTTTTTTGTTTCCTTTCTTGAATTTGTTTAAATGCTTTTTGAGAACTGATAATGGTTTCATCTATAATTCCCGTAAACTGAAGCAGGTATGCAATAGCCCTGGCCTCAGCTTCTTCTTCCCATTTGTTCTCCTTGAACGTTTTCAAAACTTTCGCCTCAAAGTCGGCAAAAGCTTTTCTGACTTTCTTGGTCTGAGGCAAATCAGCCCAGTTGAGAAACTCGATTATCTCACCTTCCCGTTTCAATAGTACTTCAAAGATCTGTTTTTCACCTTCCAAGAGCCGAGTCATTGCCTCGGCTTGGTTGTATGGTCCGGATACCATAGACTACCTCTTCTTTTTTGGTATTTTTGCTCCCGACTTTCTGGCTTCATCCAATGCCGCAGCCACGGCTTGGTTACGTGGATGTCCGGAATGAACCATCTCCTTGATGTTTTTTGAGATTACCTTCCTGCTGGTTCCTTTTTTGAGTGGCATTTCTGCCTCCTTTACTATTTTAAAAGTTTTCCCACAGCGACCACAAGTATGTAAATTATCCCTAATGGTATAGTGACGATATTCTGCATGGCAAGAAGGACAATGAAATATGTTCAACTTAGGCATCTTACATTCCCACTGGTTTAAAAGTGTCCCCCGCATTGGCTGCGGTGTTCATGGACTGGTGAACCGATCCCTGTTTATCACCTCCTTTCGATGGTTGATTTGCTTTCTGCATGGCTATCTGCATCTGCATCTGTTGTATCTGCATCCTCTGTTGAATAGAGGCATCCAAAGCCTCTTGGATGGCGGCGGTGTCGGGAATGCCCGAATCGATCAAAAGATTTTTCATTATCAAAACGGAAACCGGATCGATATTTACCATGTTTCCCCAGACCTGAAGCAAGTTTATCATGGCCGCCCTCTGCTCGATCTTTCTTCTCTCTTTGCCCAAAAACTCGAAGGAAAATTTTATGTCTCCAAACACTTCACCCGGGCCGACAGTAAGCTGGTTAATCAAGTCTCCTTTATCGTCTAATATCTCGATGCTTTTTTGGGTGGCAAAATAAATCTTGGCTAAATGAAATAAATCCTCATATATGGGGCGCAGGGCGGTATTGACAAGATTGGTGGTCATGTCCAGAATTCTTCCGGACGAACCCCGCTCCAGAAGCGCATTTTCATAGGCGGTTTCGGCTCCCACAGCGGGTATCCCAGCGGCGGTATCCGGTCTTCCGGCCACCAACTGATGCAACCGATCGAATATCTGCAGGAGCGGCAAAATCTCGGGTGCTATGGCTCTGGTTTCGATTGCCTTGATAGCCGTAGCCACGTCAACACCACCATCAAGTCCCTTAACATGAATCAAATTGTTCTGGGTTGCACCCACTTCAAAATCGTCCACCAGATCTTCGTTAAGAATCCAAGCTTTGTTATCTTCTAAAAAAAGTCCATCCATAACCACGTCCACGATTTCATTGTAAGTTCGGGACATCTGGTGGTTGGCTCTGTTGGGACAGAAACCAAAAGGCTCGTTATTTAATTGCTCGACTCTGGCTATGTGATAAGGCTTTCTTCTATAGCCGTTTCTCTCTTTCAGTATCAAAAAATCTGTACCTTCGGGAACGTGAAAAATCGATTTGCCGGTGCAAAACTCGGTTATGTCTGGTATGGGTACGAAGGTATCCGCACCAGGCAAATCACGTTTCAACGGCTGTCCCTGTCTGGCCTGCTCGGAACTATCTGCCCGTCTGGTTTCTCCGATCCGTCGTAATCTGTCCAAGTTTTGATAACGGGGCAATCCGGTAACGGGGTCGATTTCCGCTTCAAGCTCGGTTAAGGATTTGCTATAAGTTTTGGCCGCCCAAGGATCGGTCTCCACTTTCTTGGATTTCCTGGGTAGATGAAAATCGTCGATTTTAATGTTTTCTAAAAATATTCCTTCTCTGGTCTCCTGATCCTCGAAAACCCGCTCCTGGGTAAATTCGTCGAATTTGGGAATGCGTATGGGCGGAAATTGCGGAGAAAACTGCATTTCGTGAAAAGCAGGAAGCTCTTTATGTTCTATCCCCCAAGTTACTTGAAAAGGCGCACCCGGATAGATCTGTGCATCCTGAATCAGAATGTCCAAAAAACTCTCAACTTCAGCCTCGACAAGCAACTCATGGGCAAAATGTCCCAGCTTAAAACTTAATTCCGGATTATATGGCTTGGGAAGAACCCGGCAAAAAGGCTTGGCCGAAGTTATGATCTCCTTTATCCGAGCCTTGGTTACCATGATGTCGACATAAGAGAGCGGGATAAAGGTATTGGACTTGGTTTTGTCCCGGATGGCCTCTTTGTAGGCTAAGAAGTCAAAATAAAGATCGGTACACAGATTTTTAAAAGCTTCCCAATAAGAACGGGACTGCCCAATTTCGGAGTTGATCTTCTGGGCTACTAAAGTCTCGTTTTCTTCTGTATCTATGTCAACGTCTGCTATGTATTGATCTGATATTGGCAATCCTATTGCCTCCCCTTTTTATTCAAATTCCTGCTTACTTTTTTATCTCTCCTGTTTTATAATTAACCCAACAATGGTCATATTTACTCAACCAGACTTCAGCCCAATAATGTCCACCACAACGATCATTCCCTCCGGTAAGTGCACTTATAATTGGCTTGCCCAAAATTTTTTCTATGCACTTCTTTTTCTTAGGTCCCAAAAATTGTTTTCCCATTATGTCAGTCTCCCAGCGGCATTAGGTTGAAGCTCTACTCTGTGTATATTTTTCTGGCGTTTAGGTCTTGCTCTTTGCTTTCGCAGAAAATGCAAAGCCCCGCTCATAGCGTCAACGTAATCATCATAATCACCGAACGGAAACATCAAAAGCTCGTCGATAAGTCTCTGCGCCCCTTTTCGTGGCAGGAAAACCTTGCCCTTTTCCCAAAAGTCAGTAACCATACTTGCCCGCTCTATCTTATTTTTATTGGCAGGAACCATACGATAGGGAAAATACTGCTCTCTCTTTCCTGCCTCCTCCACCAGCGAATCTTTAAGCTCCTTGCCGTAGGCATCGTTTTCAAGCAAATTAAAAACCGGATGGTAGGCATGGTTATAATCGAGTGCCGCCTTGATCTTGTTGTATTTTTCCCACCGTCCCCGCCTGCAAGCCAAAAGATAAAGATTCTCCGTCTCTAAATCCTTACCCCAAACTTCTATGGCAGTATAATCCCCGACCTCAATTTTCTTGGAAGAGGAGGCATCCGTCATGGTAACGATATATAAATTCTTGGGCAAGGTATCGTAATATTGAATCCAACCCACGTCGAATATATGCGCCCCTCCGAAGATAGGACTATTCATCTTCTCAGCCAAAAACGCCTTCTCCCCCATCTCTATGCGTTGTTTTAAAATTACGTCGGTCGGCCATCTATCTGGCCAGGTAGACTCACCATTCTCATCTAAAGCCTGAAATTTAATCCTGGTCCAGTCGTTGTATTTGCCATCGACGTTATCAAACATTTTTTTGATTTTACAGAGCGGATGGAGAAAGGTGCCGTCGATTATAAGCTGGGAATGGGGATGCATACGTCCGAGGAGTGCGGAATCGAACCAATCGGAGAATTTTTCTCTCTGCTCGTCGGAGCGAACCATCTCGTCGTCTTCCATGTCATCGCAGAGAACTTTCCCCCAGCCGGTTCCACGAATCTGATAGTTCAAACCCAAAGAGACGATCTCGATTCCGGTCTTGAGCCGGATATGATCGTGCCTCCAGAGGTTTCCTTTAAGATCTCCGAAGGTAGTCCGAATGTCTTTGTTATGTTCTATCTCTTCTTTGATTAAGGAAAGCCAGTGTTCGGCTTGTCGTCCGGTATTAGAGATTAGGAGAATATTCCCATCTACTAAACCCAGAACCCCGTCAGTCAAGGGCTGAATAAAGATAGCCCAAGTAGATTTGGCAAATTTGGCCGGAGCCACCAAAACACACCGGGCATCTTTGCGGAAACTCTTACACATCACCCCATGCATGGGCGCATTACGACAGGGAGCCCTCTTACCCCCGGGTAGCTCGTTGATTAAATGGTGAGAAAGATAGCAGGCAGCGAACAGCTCGTAAACCGTTCTGCCGGTTCTCTTTTCCAAATCAACGAAGGAACTGCCCCCCTCTACCCCATCGACGGTCGACTGTTGACGGTCAACGGCAATTCCTTCGTCTAAAATCTGTGTGTCCCCCAACTTCCTACCCCCCAACTAATTCCTTAATTTCGAGAATTCCAACCTATTCCACCAGTTCAAGGGTTACTTTGACCTTGTCACCACGCTTATATTTCTTCTCGTCAACCAAGATAGCAAGAACAGAATCACCAAAGTCCCCGTCAAATTCAAGAATTTCGTCTTCATATTGCTCGCCCTGGGGCTTTTTCTCCAGCCAAGCCCGCCAGTCAGGGTCTTCCAATATCGGGATATCAAGACTTGAACCCACTTTTTTCTTCCAAACGAGAGGACCTCCGCAGCCACAAATACATGTACCAGCACCCACTGCTTCATAGGTGGGGTCTAAATAAGGCGATATGGGTCTGGATTTCTCAGTTTTCACTTGGAATCAACCGATTCTTCGAAACCTTCCAACTAATTCTTTAGTTCCAATTTCACTGTTTGCTTTTCCCGTGTATACAACCAAAATCCTCTTTAGATGCACCCCTGTCTTCCGGAGGGTAGCTACACTCTCCCACAGGATAACCAAACAATTTTATATCCTCTGAATCTGTATATCTCTTCCAATAAACACAGTCTTTACATTCAATCATTATCAGTTCTCACTTGGCACCAATCGGCTCTTGGGAATATTTACTCCCAGCACTTTCTCGATCTGATCGGCAAACCGTTTAATCTGTTCGTCCTTGTCGACCTTGACGGTAACTTCCTGGCGTGGCTTGAAACCACCGATACCCTCATAAAATTTTACCGTAGTATAAGCATCTGCCTTCAGGGCAAGAACCTTCAAACTTTCCCGAAACAGAGGCTCTAAATCCATAAGATCGGAAGTCACCGTTTCCAGCCATTCCGACTTCTGAATTTTCCTCTTGTGCCGGGCAACCGTATCCGTGCAACAACCCAATTTTTCGGCAATAGCCTGATCCGACATACCCCGCATCTTACCGGTCAAAACAATCCAGTTCAGAACATTCAGTTGTTTCATCTTGGCAAGCCGTTGGTTCAGACCGGCATAACCCTGCTGACGTTTTCCATCCTGTTTGGGAATAATTTTAGGTATAGCCCTGGCCAGCTCCTCCAATTCCGCATCAGAAATCAACTCAGCTTTTTCTATCAATAGATGCCCTCGTGGACGACCCCCTTTATTCTTAATTTGAACTTCAGGGGCCTGGGAATAGGGATCAGGAAATTGCAAGCTCCGAGCCTCTAACCCCTCTTTAATCTTTTTAACCCTCCGCCTCTTCATCCTTCGTCTGCCCGCTACCATGCCCATCTGTTAAGCCCTCCTTTTCTTTCAAAACTATGGTCGCCTGAGAAAGCAAAGCATGTCCAGGTAAAAAATCCAACTCCACCGCCTGACCCTCCTGATAACAAACCCTGTCACCAGGCTTGAATCTAAGCTCTATCCAATCCCCGTTCTGAGAATGAAAACCCTCCGAAACGGAAACAACTTCCCCCCAAACCAAATCCGCAAATCCAGTCTGTGGCTTGTAAAGACCCCCAGGAGTCTTGTCCTGTTTGGGATCAGGTTTAATCAAAACCTTGTCACCAGTAGGAATGTATTTTGAGAGATCCGCCACTTCATTCCTCCATCTTTATATACAAAGTTTCGTCATCGCTTCTTCTAATTTCCGGCTCCACAGCAATCCAGCGTTGTCCCGGAAGAGTTGCGGACTCATTTAAATACTTCATGGATTCAACTCCTTGTGCTTCTCAAGAACCAGCAAAAGCTTGTTGCTTAATTCTATAAGATCCCCAAGAACAACACACTTCCGAGGATTACTGGAAATAGTCTTCTCATCACGGGTGATCTTGAGACCCATATCAAAAGAACCCGACTCAAGCCAACCCTCAACCGTAAAAACACCACTTACATTCTTAAAATGATACTTCTGTTTGAAATTCATGAAAATCCCTTCCGTTTTGTTTCTATCTCCTTATCCCTGTTCATCTTAGCTCCTTAAAGGGCAATAGTTTATAGAAATTGGGAGAGGGGTAATTTATCATGGTTCATCCGGGGTGGGGGGGTCGGTGTTCCCCCCTGTTGTTTCCCTTGATTGCAACCATATCAGGATGTCTTGTTTCCTGTTTCCTGCCATTATGGCAGTTCCTTGTCTTCTTGACATAAGCAACCAAGTCAATCAGCTCTTTATCAGAAGTGACTTCTCTTTTTTGTAACCTGTTCTTAGAGTTCTTGTTATGCATGGCTTCCAAGTATACCTGATTTCCCCATTATGAGTGCAAGATTTTACGGTTGATTTCTGTCTTTTCCCTAAATTTGGTTGTTGTTGTCGGTTACCATTGTTCTCATGTCTTTTTCTTGTTCATTCTTTCAAGACAGGTTG